GCCATTAATTGTGCATCATCATTATATAATCCAATGGTAGTAAAATAAGGCTGTGCTGAACTACCGGTCATATAATTTAAATATGTTTCATTATCATCTTTACCACCGTCGCTAATAAACTGTGGTGTAGAGTGTCTTAACATGTTTTGATTTTGCTTATCATATTTACTTGCTGACGCTATAGCTGTGGTATACCATGCACTAGCTTTTGAATGAGTAACATGTAGTAACTCGTAGTTAGGACCCGGCATAAATATACTGTGCACTGCCCAGTCAAATAATTGGTCATTATTCCATGTATAATAATCATCAGTCCATCTATCATTTTTATATGAACCAGAGTATTTAGGGAATGGTGTTATAACAGACTTTGACCAGTCGTATTCTCCTCCTCCTCTCGAGCCTGATGTTGTCTTAAATTTCTCAGCTGATCCACTTTCGAAGTATAGCCATTTCTCAAAGTCATCAAATTCATTTATGAGCTTTACTTTTGCATCGACCCACCTTTTTTGATATTCCTTTGTATATTTTGAACCATGTGATCCTGTGTACTCGTATATGTACACGTCAGAAGTAGAGTAATCACTATAATCAAATTTACGTGCTTGTGTATCATAATGACTTATTTGTTGTAGCTTATACTTAAAATTTTGTATACGTGCTTCTGCAGAACCAAAATGTATGTAGTTTTCAAAAACGGTGTGATCAATATTTAACTTCATTCCATCTAAACTTGAGCTATATGAGCTTTGTAGTTCAGCTTTTACATCTGTATCTACCCCTAGTATTTCGTTATAACTTTTATAACCTGTTTGAACACGTGCTGTACTATTGAGGCATAAATCAAAGTTAGGGGCGGCTAAATTATTTCCTTCTACCGGTATCGGTTTATCTAATATTACCTTATTAATGACTGGCTGCGTTGCTTCTGCTAATAACCAGCATTGTGAATCTATATCTAAACCTGTCGGTAAAGGTTTGTATAATTTTAACAATATTGTATGCGGATTATCAGGGTCATATGGAAAAACATCATCTATTAACCATGCTACGATAGTGGATAATCGATTGTATCCGAAATTCACGTGCATATTTGTCCAGAGTGGATTATTTGGAATTGCGCCTAGATTGTTATATGGACCAACAACTCCTGATGTTGATTTCAACAACTGAAATCTAGCATAAAAATCCTCTAATTCAGGTCCTGCTTGAGCTTCAGAATCTTCAAATATAGTTGGTACTATTCTTACTTCTTTTCTATCCTTACTTATAGAGTGTACCTTAAATTTTGGGCCAGTTGGTCCACCGATTGCGTCTCTATGAAAATTGTATATAACTGTATAGGTTCCATTTACAAGTTGTAGGTAATCTAAATCTTCTTTAAGTTTTAGATTAACTTGAGGCATTCCGTCTGCGTCTGTATCTACTGAAAAGGTTTCACTTTTATGGTTTGAGAATAGACGACTAAAGTTTGGATCATATACGTGATATTCAACTCTATCATATGGACTCTTGCTAAATGCAGGATTAAGCATATAACCGAACGTCGTGGTACCTAGTGCTGTTAGATCAATATCATTATAATATTGAGCAGCTATTTGATCGTGTGCTTGCTTTATCTGAGGTATATTAGTGTATATTTCTGACATTACATTTTCCCTACTAATTCACTAAACGATGTATCTATAGCTTTTCTATAATCCTCATACACAAATGCTTGACTTTGCAAGCTAGCTTTCACTACCGGTGTATTAGTTGTTATAAGAATTGCTCCTCTTTCATTACGTACTATTTTTGTATCTGCAGGAGGTTTGCGAATAATAATATCCTTAGTACCCTCATCTTCTTCATCAATATCAGATGCTAATTTTGGAAATGCAGGTGAAGTTAGCTGTTTTCTAATTTGCTTTCTAGTAGCAACAGATGCTTCTTCAGGTGTCAATATTAAATCACTTTCAATATCTTTTTCTGATGGTGCGGGTCTGACAATTGGGTTTTTAGCGTCTGGGTTTACTAAATCTCTAGTAGCAGTTAATTGCACGCTGCTACCCTTTGGCATATCAACTGTCCCTTCCTTTTCTACTAATTCTTTAGGAACTTCAAATATGAGTTGACCGTGTGAGTCTAAGAATTGAGACATTGGTGGTATAGGTGGTAATACTGGTTCTAATTGGCAACTCCCATCATCTTCTGTTGCAAGCGGGTCATAGTTTAATGCATTTGGATTTGTACAACCTTTTACGGGATCTAGTGGTGCATATTCGCAGCTACCATCTGGTAGGACTGCAGTTGGATCATAATTAGTAGCGTCAGGATCCATACAACCTCTTATTAATTTGAAGTCATCCATGTTTGCAGATGCTGTTGCAAATGCTATTGCTGATGCTGAAACATTTGAGGTGAAGTCAATTTTATTAACAATCTCAATATTAATTTCTGGATTTTGTCCTGTAGACTCGCAGCTTGCTTGTGCTGCTAATACTAGTTCAGTCGGTGTTATAGGTGTTGCTGTATATGTTACTGTATCTTGTTGTGTTTCCACTACAGGTGCTTCTGGAGGTGTGTTTGTGTTTATCTCGTCTACAACTTCTCGTGAAGCTTCGATTATTTTATCTACTTCACTTGTAACTGCAGATTGTGTGATAGGTGTTTCTGGAGTTGGTGATGGTGGTATTTTAGCAACATATTCAGGATTAGGAAGTCCTTGAGGAATAATTGGGCCTCCTGTGCGAGTTGGTGGAGAGTTGTAATATATTATTGATGGTATTTCACCTGCTGGTAGTCCAGCTGTCAATCCTTGATTAAGGGTAAGGGCTGGGCCCCAATTTGCTGCATTTGGATTATTAGGTCCAAATTGTGACATATTAGTTCCTGCAGGAGTACTGCTTGGTTGAGACGCTACAGATCCTGGATTAACAATATTTTGTGCTTGCTCTACAGCAGTTAATCCTTGCTGAGGGTTTGCAGCTATTAAATTTTCTACTGCTTGACTTGTATTTGAAGTATTAGCTGCCATTATCTATTAACCTTGAAATAAAAATTCTCATCATATACTACTACAGATGAATCGGATTGTGTGACTTGGAAGCACATCTTGTAATATCTTTCTGGCATGAATGAATTCATTTCAAGTTTAATATAATTTCCACTCGTATCACAACTTAATTTTGTTCCGAGATTACTATATGGTATTACAAATTCTTCTGTTAAGGCATCCTTGACACCATAATATGATGATGTTGGTAAAAATTTTATTGTTTTATAATTTGATGATGTTGCAAATGTCTTTGTTGGATACCTGTCCCTACCAACAATTCTTAACTTAGGAGTCTCTCTTTGACTATACTCGTGCTTTAAGTTTTTAAGATATACTACACTCTGCTCTGATGTAAGTTCTGTTAATCCTGTTGTAACAAAAGATGAATCATCGTACACAACTTCTAATCTTGGCTGATAAACAGTATTAGTTTCACGAGAGAAAAACTTATTTGTGCCATATGATGATGCGCCTGTTTCTTGAGAGCCTGAACGCATTATAATCAACCCGTTATTTGCCCTACTACCCGTTAATAGCAACTGAATTGCTGGTGTTACATCCATTCTAATATCTGCAGATTCATGATTAAATGATTGTGTTCCGTAATAATTTGTGTACCAAGTACCACCACCTGTAACGCTTGAGTATATCATAGTAGATTCTGCATTTAATGATTGTGATGTCCATTGCGTATCTTTAGATGCTAGATATTCTGTTTGTGGGTGTTGTTTATCTCTATATGTCCATGATGAACCTTCCTTATTATACTTATTCAACGAAGTAGGATCTAGCTTTCTTCCAGTTCCCGTCACCCATGATTCAGATACAGGATGAGCAATCAAGGTGTAATCAAGAGGTAGTTCACTTGTATCAGTTTGATATAAATTTAGATAGAATTTAGGATTTGTGATGTCTCCTGAAGCGCAGGATGCGCTTATTGCATCTAAAGGAAAATTTATTAAAATACGTGACGTGTATATTCCAGCAGAAGATGAAACTTTCTGTAATTCTAAAATAGAATCGATTCCTGCATTCATGCTTCCCGTCTTTTCATAGATTGAATTATCAGCATCTGCGTATATTGATTTAATCATATTATTTCTCCTAGATACTAGTAACCCGTCCTTTAATGTCTGAGTTTGGAAATTTCACTTCAAAAATACTTGGATCGAGTGATGGGTACAATACGTTATCACGTGTTGCTTGTTTTATATCATATATGTTACCTGAGTATCCTTCGCTCTCAGCATAAAAATTATAAAATTGTAATTTTGTAATACTTTGCACACCCATAATTGATGCTAAGTCTGTATAAATATCAGCAATTATTATAGGTTGATTAATTTGCATTTTATCAATGTGCAATAATTTTTTTACTGCATCTACGCTTTTTAATAATACCTCGTTGCTATTAAACCCAGGTAATGTGATAATTTCAAAATCTAATCCTATATTAATTATAAATGCATTTTTTATATTTACAGAATCTGTTAATAATCTATAAGGTGACAGATAATTTTTTATGTTCTGCTTTGTTGCTGGATTTGTATTAACTAATTCCTTATTTTGATCATAAGACAGAGTGTATAGGTTTATTGCAAAAGGGTTTCGCAATCTACTATTACCTTCAGATACGTTTAATTTTTCATCTTGAGTTACATATACTTTTGCAATCGACCCGTATTGAGACGGCATTGTTAATGTCCGTATCATATAATCATCTTTACTAACAACCCTACCCTGTGCGCTAAAGTATGCTAATGCATTATTTCGAACTTCTTCTACTGTTTCAGCTCCTCTACCACCTTGAGATGGTGTTGGGTTTGTTGCAGCTACAGATCCTTTAGTGTTACTAAATAAAGCATTATCTAACCCTGAACCTTCGCTTATGAATTGTATGTTATCAATATCTGTAATGTCTCCTGACGGAACATTGTCTTTTGTACCTAATCCAACTACATACTCGACTGTAAGTGTTGTGTTTGATGGTGATTGACCGTATGTTTTTGTGTATAGGAAATTAGATGGATCAATAAATGTATGATTTGAAGGTGTTGCTGTTGGAAGTGCTGATCCTGCGCTTATTGGATTAGGTACTATTTCTTCATCTGGACCAGTGTGCATTCCTGGACCAAATTCTAGTACCGTCTTCCCGTCTGGTGAGACGCGGGATATAAATCGCTTTGATGTTTTAGTTAATTTTAGTATATACGGTGTCTCAGTACTGTGCTCTGCTAATATAGGTTCAATATATTGAGTATTTTGTAATTGTTTGAATACTGTATCTTGCGCTAAATATGGTACTTCGTGCCATTGATTACCATCTGAATCTGTGACCTTTGTTATAGTTATAATATTTTTTCTTGAAAGGGTAAGTTTAAGGAATGGTTCTGCTGTTGAGATCGAAAACGTTTGCTTTAATGTTGTACCTGACTCGAATCCTGCTCGTTTACGTAGTAGATAGTATGTAGGCTCTCCTGTTGTATCATCAGTTGAAAATATAGATACTTCTGTTGGGTTGCTTGAGCCTGATATTGAAAAGTCAATAGGTAGTTCTCTACGGAAAACAGCATCTTTTGTGGCTTTGACGCGCATCCCACCTGCTACTGTAAGTGCATATCTAAAATCTGGTACGTTTGATTCTCCTACACCTATTGCTGGGACGGTCTGAAATATATCTATATCAACCTGAGCGGCTATGGCTTGTCTTGGCTTATACCCTAATGTTTGAGCTAGTGATATAACATTTTTTCGCTCTGTTGCGTATGGTAGAAGCGATTCCTTAAACTGTTTATCGAGGTAAAAGCTTAATAAATCTCCTACATATGCTGTAGTTTCGAGAAACATCATTCCTGGAGATGCTTCATTAAAATCATTAAATGTTGTTGGATAGTATGTTTTTGCAAAATCAATTAGATTTTTACGTATAGTTGGAAAGTCTTTTCCAGTATACTTTATATCTTTTGATATTTTCTCGTTTATTGATGCCATAATATTCTTATACGTTTCCTACTGATACGCCTCCTGAGGAATTAAAATTAAACGTTACTGTTGTAAATTTAGTTATGTCGTTAGTTACTGAAAACGTTATTGCAACGTGTATAGTATATTGTTCAATGTTTTGGACGCTTCTATCAATATCGATTGTTTCAACTTTTACATATGGTAGCCAAAACTTAATAGCTTGTAATAAATCTTCACGTACATCATCTTCTAGATTTTGCGTGTTTTGCCTAAATAGAAACCGTCTTAAATTCGTACCAAACTCAGGTTGCATAAATCTTTCACCTTTGTGTGTTAGCAGTAAATTAACTATATTTGTCCTCGCTTGATCTAATGTAGTGTAGTTTAACCTAAAATTAGATTGTCCAGGGCCAAATGGAAGTGCAATTCCTAGTGCTATATCATCTCTATCGAATATATTTGCCATTTATTATTTCTTAAACTTTTTTACTAAATCACTATAATCTCGTGTTAAAGCTTTGGCTACAGACGGATCAATTTCTGTATTGTGTGCTGCTCCACCGCTCGTGTTTCTTGTAGGTACCATTTCTTGGACTGTTGGTGTACCTGTTGGTGTCATATCCCCATATCCCATTTTTGCAGCTAACGAGTTTCTATCAAATCCTTGTGCGTTATTTGACGTAAGGGTGTCACCGCCCATTGTTGGATATCCACCAGCTTCTGGTGCTATTCCTGACTCTCTACCAGCTGCTAAATCACCTGCTGTTTCATTAAGAATACTATTTAACATCTTATTCTTTGTATATTTTACCTGCTTCTTAGGCCTTCTCACTCTACGCTCTACACTATCTTGCAATCCTAGT